TTATAAATAACTAAAAAAGTAAGAAATAAATGAAAAGTTTTAGAGAGTTTATGATAGAGGCACGAGATGCTGTAAAAGACGCTACATATACTGGAGATGCTGCCGAACAGGAAAGAATAAGACAAAGAGACCTTAAAAGGGGTTTTGATCCTGATAAGGAAAGAGCAGAGGCTAGAAGAAAAGCTAAAGAAGAATTATTGCGTAATAGGTCTAAGAATACTACAGTTCCTGGTGGTAACAAAGCAGATTCTCCTTTTGGTGGAAAACCTCAACCACAACCTGAACAACCTTCTGATACGACACAACAAACTAAAACACCTCCTAAATCATCCACTCCACCTTCACAACCTTCTGATACGACACAACAAACTAAAACACCTCCTAAATCATCCACTCCACCTTCACAACCTTCTGGTGGAAGTGGTGGAAGAGGAACATCTTCACCTCCTCCATCAAGTTCAACCACAACCCCATCTTCCGGAAGAAACCCAAATCAGTACAGAGGTCCTGGTACTGGAAGAACTGAAACTCCAAGAAGCACAACAAATCCAGGAAAAGGTCCCGGTGCATTTCAGACGGTAAAAAATAATGCAAAAAATATTAAAAACTTCAAACCTGGTAGTGTTCCGGGATTGAAGTCTGGTGGTGTTTTATCCGGTGTAGTTGATACCGCAGTTGAGAAATCTAGGGGTTCTGGGTGGTTAAGATCTCTAGCCAAAGGCACAGCATCAGCATTAGGAGCTGTTGGTGGTGGTATTGCCGGTGGTGCTGCAGGATCTCTTGCTGGTCCAGTTGGAACCGCAGTCGGTGGATATGCTGGGCAAGCAGCAGGAGCCGCTGCTGCAGGTAAGGCATTTGATACTGTTGCCGGAGCAAATGCAGTAGGAAGAAAGCAAATTGCAACTGATAATCGTAAGAGTCAATCTGGTGGTGCATTAGTTGGAACCGGCGGAAAGACTTCCTTTGATACTAAAAAGAATACGATTACAAGTGGCGGAAAAACCGCTCAATTGGGTAAGACTTCTGTTGTTACGGATCCAAAAACAGGAAAGCAGGGTGTCGGATATCTTGCATATAAAGGTGGAAAAGCAGTTTATAAAAAACCAGATACAAAATCTCTTGCTCAGACATCATCCAATCCATTAGAAAGAGTTGGTAGGTCTTTATTTGCCGGTGCTTATAAGGCAAATGATGCTAAACTTGCTGCCGCAAAACTTAAGACAGCTGCTACAAGTGATGCTTCTCGTAACAAACAACTTGGTGTTAAATTGAAGCCGGGAGGTTAATTTTTATAAATAATTGAAAATAGTGTTTATTCATATGTCAAAAGAAATTGTAGACTTGATGGAGGCATATCAAGCAGTATATGCTCCCCAAGAATTGACAGAAGAGCAAGTATGGGAAGAAGTTGAGAACTGGGTTAATTCACTTTTAGAAGAAGGTTATGATCTAAGTGATTATACTTGGGAAGAGATGTATGAGAATTATGTAACTGAGAATTGGGCAGCTGTAGGTAAAGCATTATTAGGTTATGGGGCAAGAGGATTAAATGTAGCAAAGGTTGGAGCAAAACCTGTATTAAAAAATGTAGTAACTAAGGGTGGAAAGTATGGAGCTATTGGTCTTGGTGCATTAACAGCAGATGAATTACTTACAAGAGGAGCTGGAAGAACAGCAGTAGGTAAAGGTTTGGAGCAAACAAGAAAACTCGGACCAGCACTTAGAGGAGAACCAGCAACACCATCTGCAAAAGTAGAACCCTCATCTTCAGAGAAACCTGGAGAATCCACAGGGAAAGTAGTGAACGCTGCCGGTGGTAAAGGAGGAACAGTTACTTCCGGAACAAAATATGCAGCAACTCTTGGTGGAAAAAAGGGTAGTGTAACTTATGATGATACTGGTAAAAAGACATTTACTACCGACTCTTATGGATATGATGCCTATGACCTTGTGCTTGAGTATCTCCTCTCACAAGGGCACACAGACACCGTAGAAGAGGCAAATTATGTAATGTTGGTAATGGATGCCGAAACTATTGGAACTATTGTTGAGACAGCGGCAGACCAATCTGATAAGCAAATTGATAAAGGTGTAAAGACGACTTATAAAGCACAAAATGTTCTTGATAATCAACATCAAGGTAGAAGTAAAGGATTGAATAAACTTCCAAGAGGCGAAAGAGAAGAGAAGGCAAAAAGAATGGGAGGTCGTCTAAAAAGTCGTAGAGACGATTTATTTGGAGAACGCAATAAGCGTGAAGATTCAAAAAGAGAACAACTGAAGAAAATGTTAGGTTTATAATCTAAAATCCTAACATAACTCAAAGCACCTCTTGACAAGGTGCTTTTTTATTGCTAGACTAGGTTTGTCTCCGTTGAAGGATAAATAATAGCTCTATAAGACTACTAAATGAGCTATGAGAATCCTTGGAGATATAATGGGGAGATTTTTGAATCAAACCATATAGAAGATTATTTTGGATTCGTATATCTCATATCCTGTAAGACCACCGGTAGAAATTATATTGGACGCAAGTACCTTTGGCAGTTCAGAACCCCAAAAGGAAAAAAGAGAAAAGTAAAGTCAGAATCTGATTGGAAAAATTATTATGGTTCTTGCCCAGAATTAAAAGAAGATATAATCAAATACGGCAAGGAGTTCTTCAGTAGAGAAATTATAAGTCTTCATAAGACAAAAGGTAAATGTAACTTTGAGGAAACAAGACAACTTTTTCTAAATAATGTACTGACCGAATCACTTGACTCTGGGGTTCCGGCATACTATAATAGCAATATTCTCTCTAGATATTTTCGGAAAGACTATTATGATGACGCTACTGGAACAAACTCTTAGGTCTTCTCACGATTGGGCAGTTGATCGCATACATACATTATGTGAAGATAAGAGTGTCGAAGACGCTCAGGCAATTCAGGCAGAGTTTAGAGAATGGATGAACCCCGATATCTCAGAACACGATGTTTTTTCACTTGAATACTTAGGAGACTAATAATGCGAATAGACCTTCATAACTTCTTTCAGTACTACGACCCAAAGAATCCAAAACACGTTGCGGCAGTAGAGCAACTTGAAGTAGATTTGGTGGGTAAATCTCCAGACCTGATGGAGGATACTGCTAATTGGGTGAAGATTTTTAGAACAAAACTAGAAGTAGTAATTCCAGGAATTTTGAATGTTCCTTACTATCCTCAAACAGATAATTATAGAGACGCTAATCGTACTTGTAATAGTTCTTCCTGTGCTATGTGCCTTGAGTATTTTAAACCAGGAACTTTAGTAGGAGCAAAAGGTGATGATGCTTATGTTCAGAAAGTATTCGCAGTCGGTGATACAACTGACCACTCAGTTCAAACCAAAGTTCTTGCTTCTTACGGAGTTAAGTCTGAGTTTAGGTATAATCTTGGGTTTGCTGACCTTGATCGTGAGTTGTCTGCTGGGAGACCCGTTGTTATTGGCATACTCCATCGTGGCACTTTATCTTCTCCTACTGGCGGGCATATGCTGTGTGTAATAGGAAAAAGTCCTGATGGAAAATCTTATATCTGTAATGACCCATATGGGGATTTGAATGATGGATACACAGGAGCAGTCACGAATGGTAAAGGTGCCGTATATAAGAAGTCAGACCTTCAGTATCGTTGGTTAGAAAATAATAAAGATAAAACTGGTTGGGGAAGGATTTTCAAATGACTATCAAATTTGTAGATGCTGCAAAAAACCATAAAGACCTAGAGCATCAAAATCGTGCCTGGGCATTTCTTCAGGCATCAGTTCACAAAGAAATATTGGATGAGTTTGCTAGGATTTATAGAAACCAAAAGATAGAACCAACACTTGATGGACTACCACTTCAAGGTGTTGCCCTTATCAAGGAATTTGAAGATTGTCATCTCAAAGCATATTATGATCCTCTTACAGGTGGGTTGCCCATCACGATTGGGTGGGGCAGCACTCGTAGAAAGGATGGAACGCGATTTATGATTGGGAATAAAATTACTCAAGAAGAAGCAGATGATTTGTTCTACTATCAACTTCGTCGTGAGTTTATTCCTGCTCTTCAAAAAATACCTTACTGGAGTGAGATGAATGACAATCAACGCGGAGCACTTTTATCCTTTGCTTACAATCTCGGAGATTTTTATGGTCATCCTGACTTCAATACTATTACAAGAGTCCTAAAGAATAAGGAATGGGATAAAGTTCCTGAAGCACTTAAACTCTATCGTAATCCTGGAACTAATGTTGAAGCAGGATTATTAAGAAGAAGAGTTGCAGAAGCAAAATTATGGTCATCCTGAATAAGGTTTGGCAATACCTTCGTTCAACATCCTTTCGTTGATTGTGACTGGATCGTCAACAAAATAAAGAGTGCCAAGTATCCTTCCATACTTATCTTCTTTGAAAGTTTCAATTACCCATTCACCTTCTCGGGACAGTTCTTTTTCTAACCACGCTTTTGTCGCAAGACCTTCTGCTTTTTCTTTAAGGTCTTTGGTTCTTGTTTCTGCGGCATTAATACCTTTGAGACGAACTCTTTGAACAGTTGTAAGATTGAATCCCAAATCTATTGAAACATCTAATGTGTCACCATCAACAATTCTTTCTATCTTCTTGATTTTATAGTGATACATTATCTTCTTCGTATGCTAATTTAAGTATATAGTAAATGATATAAGCAGCACCGGCAAGTCCAATACCTAATAGTATATTTACACTCCATACTGGGTCAGTCATTTTCTTTTTCTTCAGGTTTTTTATTTAAGTTTGCCTTCAAAGCAATAATAGTTGCCAGAAGAGACATCAAAACTTGAATTGATTCTGATGTATTATCGTCACATTTACTTGGAGGTTTTGCTCCACTTTTATCAAATGCCTTTACCAGATACAGATAATGTAAACTACTCATCACTTTGAAATTACATATTACATAATTTGTGAAAGTCATTCCGACAATTGCTGTTGCTACAAATGCAACCATCACAGGAACTATATTATCAAGTGTTGGATATTTGAATTTCATAATCGTCCTTCGGTTTTATGTATCCATTCCTTCAACTCAGCAACATATTTTCTGAGTTCTTGTGCCTTATTTAGATGCCATTCATCACCACTCCTGAAGTACTCGTGAGTGTGATTATCTATTGCCTTTAGAATATTGTGTATCGGTGTATTCCAGTGCTCTCTATGAGGTGTATTCCACTCTCGTGGCATAAAATGTGAAAAGCAGTTTGAAGTATTTAGATTCTTGGGAGACTTATTCACCCCCCAACCACTTCTCAAACTGGCACACTTGACAGAACCTAAATAATCTCATATAATGCAAAGGAACCCACTCAAAAGGTGGGTTTTGTCATAATGAGTCTGTGATGTGACACTTAGAGCCGTGGAAGATGCCCTTCGAGAGAGGTGGTATACCCCTCTTCTATACGGATGCCGAATTCTATTAAAATTAATGCAACAATTTTTTACTGTAGCCTTTCCCCTTTTGGCAATGGTTACAACCAGCACGGCAACACTGCCCCAAGTGTTTCCTCCTCCACCCGTGAGTGGTCCGCCACCATTCTCTATTATTCAAGAGGATCCTACACGAAAGACAGCGACCAGAGAGGTTGCTCCAGTTAAACCAAAAGAAAAAAGACTAATTTGTAAAGGATGTAATACTAATGAAACGAAGACTGTAGAATTTCTACAGAATCGTGGAATTACTGACAAAAATGCCATAGCAACCATTATGGGCAATATCCGACAAGAATCTACCTTCACTCCTAATGTATGTGAGGGTGGTGCTATAGTGTCTTATGGTGCTTGTACAAGTGGTGGTTATGGTCTTATTCAATTTACCGATGCTCCAAGATATAATGGTCTTGGTAAGTTTGCTGCTCGTATTGGTGGAGACCCTTCCACACTTGATACTCAACTTCGTTATATTATTACTGAACCACAATGGAGAGGTATTGAAGATAGATTGAAAGTCCCAGGAAAACCTATTGAATATTATATGCGTTTAGCATATACTTGGTTGGGGTGGGGACATAAAGGAGCAAGAACTGATTTTGCTTATAACTACTCAAATAAGTTAGTTCTAACTGTGATTGACTCCTAAATACATATACCTGACTTGCTGACACTTTTCAGGTGAGATTGGAGTGCTTCGGCACTCCTTTCTTGTATAAATAATAATGTCAGCAAGAATGTACCGGCGTTGAATGGAAACGAGGTATGATTTATAAATAACTAAAAAGTATTCATAAAATGGACGCACAAGAACTTCGCAATCTTCAAGAAGCATATATGGAAGTTTATGAACTTGATGAAGATTGGAAACCTGTAAATGTGCCAAGAGTAAAAACTCGTATGGGAAATCTTGAAGGGAGATTGTCTTCAGTTTCTAATGATAGATTTTCCAGCAATACCCCAGAATATGCCAGATATCAAAGAACCGCAAATGTTGTCTCACAATCAACTGAAAATCCAAATAAACCTTTCCAAAAACCAACATTTGATCCAGGTGGACTGAAAATAAAACCAGGAGGCCGAGGTGTCACATTTTCTCCAGAAAGAAATTCACAATGGAAACCATTTTCATCTAGATTACCTACCAAAACTCCTGCTACAGTAACAAAACCATCTACACCATCATCCACAAAACCAAACCCTCGTAGTATTTCTGGTTCTAGTGCTCCTAGACCGGGAAGAGGATCTACATCAAATTGGATGACAGATAGAATGGGTGAATTTACATCTGCGTTAAATAGATTATCAGATCCAAGAAAACCAAATTCAACCACAAAACCACAAGTAAAACCAACCAAAAGTTCAAGAGGTGGTGGTTCATCAGCACAAGGCGTTGGTTCTCCATCAGGAACTGGTAGATATCAAGTTGGTGGGGCGCAAGGACATGGTATTTCTGGAAT